TCCCATTAGTAAATCATTAAATGGTTCCCAAGGTGTAGGTACAGCTAATCTTTGATCTTCTCTATATCTAGACTCAGTATCTTTATTATACTCATGGCCTAAATTTTTGTCTTGACCCGCCTTTAAGGCGTTATCAATCATCATTCTTATAGAGTCATAATCTCCGGCATTAAGAAAGTCTACGCTTGTTAACAACGCTTTTTTAAGCTGTTGGTTTTTACAAAAGTTAGAAAATTCTTCCTCAACATACTTAAGATCTTCATCTGATGCTTTATAAGCTTCACGAAGTTGTTCTTTAATTGAAACCTGAAGTACTTCATTATCAATCTTTTTTAACTCTACTTTTAAAACATCCATACTAGGACAAGCATGATATTTTTGGAAGTAATCTAGGATATGTTTAATAATCCATTTATGTGCTTGATTATCAAAATATTCTTCACTCAAAACGTCTTGAATGTTGAGTAAAAATTCCTTGTGAGTTAGCAAGGAAGATAATACTTTGATCTGGAACCCAATACCATATTGGGACAAATTATTTAATGTCATATAACTTATTTTCTATAACTGTTTAATACTTTAAAAGATTCATTTATCACATATTCAGTGTTCAAAATTGTTTTCCCTAAACCATCTTCATTATATAAACGCATAAATGCTTTTAAATTCAATTCAGGGGCTAGTTCATCAATAAATTCATCCAAATATTCTTTATCATTTTCTCCTATAATAGGATTACTTAAATCCATAATCTTATAGTTTTTTTCTAATCTATCAGCCTCAAAAACAATTTTAGAGTAAGTAACATTCTCTTTATATTTTGAAGCACATAAATTAATTAAATCACTAAAAGACATAGGACGCTCAGCTAATTCAGGAAACTTTTTTCTTAATCCTTTCTCACCTAATCCTTTTACACCTTCAATTTTATCTGAATTATCACCCATTAATGTCTTGTATAAGATAAAATTCTCAACTAGTACTCCAAAATTTTCCTTAACAGCTTTTTTATCAAAGAATTCTTTTTCAGCTGGGCGATAAAGAATAACTTTATCATTTACCAGTTGCATAAAGTCTCTATCATTAGAAACAATAAACACTTGGGAGTTATGTTTTTCAGGTAACTTTTTACTCAAGTAAGCAATAATATCATCTGCTTCTGCTTTATCAATACTAACAGTTTTAACAGGTAGACATTTTAGATAATGAATTAATCTAACTAACTGGTCAACTTTAGAGTCATGTTCATCTTCTAATGACTCAAAAATATCCCAATTAGTAACTCGAGTCAAATTACGACCTGATTTATATTCAGGAAGTAGATTCTTCCTGTTAGTGGAAGAACCTACCCCATCGAATACAACATATAATGATGTGGGTTGAATTTGTTTAATAAGGAAATTAAGTGAGCGAATAAAACCTCCTAAACCACCAACGTGAGCACCTGCCTCATTAACATACTTAATAGTTGTAAAGTTTCTAAAGAATAAATTTAAGCCATCTATCAATAGAACTCTATCATGTTTATTTGAGACAGGTGTCTCTTGTTCCATGGTTTCAAGAAGTTGTAATAGTTCTTTTCTGTTCATTACTATGAATATAACAAAGATTTTGTTAATAGCCAAATATTAATCTGGCTCATTCTCAAATACATTCATAGTTTCAAAAGTTTCATCTTCTTCAAAAATGTCGAAGTCCATGCTTCCTAGAACTTTCATCCACTCATTGGCGTGGGCATCCTTATAGGCTTTAACTTCTTTATCATTGTCATTAATAAAGCCATGAGGAGTCATAATAATCTTACCTCTGGTTGTAACACCATTAATGTGGTTTTTATCAATCTGAATATTAGTACGTTTAGCAAATTCAACTTGCTTTCCGTCTTTAATAGCTTTGATTTTACTTGTACCAGCATTAGCAATGTTACCAAAAGTAATTACAAATGTAGCATCAAACCACATTGCAAAACCTCCTTTGTTCATAAGTTTTGGTTGACCCATAGGTACTTCAGCTTTAGCTGTCCAAACCTTATTTACACACAATAAAGTGTTTGTGTAAGGAGATGATTCTTTCCTGGAAAGTGTGATTTTTTGGTTTACATTGTTTCCAAATTGGGTACTCATTGCACCAGCGTTCCATTCATTGTTATTTTTATTAGATTTAACAGACATTTCACAAGGTACAGAGCCTATTGAGTCCCAAAGGAACAACAAATCATAAGGCAAACTTCCTTTTTTCTGTTCATCTAACATATCTAAAATAAATGCTGCTACATCTTCAATAGTATGCAAACTTTCTCGGTCAACATAAAGGAAGAAACCGCCGTAATTTAATACTTCACCTGTTTCTTCATCTACCTCCATGTCTACTTGGAGACCCATTTGCATAGCATGTTCCCAATTCCATTTCATCTCAGTAACAATGAATACAGGCAAAACACCCATCTTTTGAGCAGCTACAGCTGCTTCAATCAAGGCAGTAGTTTTACCTGTATCACTGTGACCTCGAAGAAGTACAATATGTCCCTGAGGAATACCAGGAACTGATGTAACATCTTGAAACGCCTGGCTAAGAGGAATCCATTTTTGTTCTTTAAACTTAACATTACTGTTAAGCATTTTTTTCTCCTTGAACTTATCAAGGTTAAAATTGGCTTTAATCTCCGCAGAGACTGCTGCCGTTAGTGATTCACTTTTCTTAGGTCTAGGCATAAATGTTTAAATTAAAATGGCAAATCACTTTCTTCTTCGTCAAACAAAGAATCAAATTTTTCAGCCTTGCTCACTTTAGGAGCAGTTGGAGTCTTAAGAGCGTAGTTTTTAGTAGGAGCTACTGGTTCAGTTTCTGGTTCATCTTCATCATCAATAATATCTCCTTCTTCTGGTTCGTCAGGAGTCAACCATTTCTGAAGTGCTTCTTTCATCTCATCATAAGAATATTTTTTAAACACATCAACTGGATTTGGTTGATTATCTAACCAGCTTTGAACCTCACTAGCGTCACTACTCAAAGGAGTTTCTTTAACCTTTGGCATAATGGTTGTTTTGTTGTAGCTAGTTCCAGTAACTTCAGGACCTACAGTAGTCAAACTAATGTCTCGACCTGTAGTAATATCAGTAAAGTCACCAACATCCTCATTATCTGCCAAATTCAAGAAATCCATATACAGCTCTTTACCAAATTGCCATAATTTAACTCCTTCAGCTTCTTCACCACGAACAATAACAGGAGCGAAAATACGCATTTTAGCATCTAACTTTTTAGCCAAACGCCAATTTTCCTTATCATTTGTTCCACGAAGTTGCTTCACAAACTCAACAATAGGATCTTTTTCACCCCAGTTGATTGGAGAGATCATTACTCGGTTAGTAATGTCATAATGGAAATAAACCTCTGAAAATGGGTTATTTTTGTTAAACTTAGATGGTACAATTCGTACTACCTGCTTACCTACACTTGGTTTCCAAAAAATGTTCTTTTTGTCACCTCCGCCTTTTGAAGCAGATTTACTCTGCATGGCGTTTAATCGATTTTTGATTTCATTCAAATCCATAACTTATACATTGTTTATAACTTAATTTAATAAAACGGGACTAATGAGCCAAATTAAAGCTCAACAATCTTATAAATCTTTGTATTTAATTGTTTTAACTCATTATGGTTAGTCAATAAAATACAATTTCTATAGTGTTGCCAACTCACCATATACTTAGGGTCAACTACTCCCCCATTTAGTTTTTTTATAAGCTCATTTAAAGCATTAATAGTATATAGTGTATTAGTGTCTTTTTTTCTATGTACTAAAATAGTATTTTCAGGAATGTCACTAACATTGCCTTGCTCAACATTATATGTAACAACATATTCGTCTGTACTTTTTACATACAAAACAAACATTTTCTTGTACATTATGGAGTATGCGCTTGTAATTTCGTTTACTAGAGAATCTAAATTTTCCAAGCTAGTAAAAGTACAAAATAACTTATTATTCACGTCACGTATATTAATTGGATCAAAATCGTATCCGGTATACATATATTCGGGTTTATGCAAAATCGTATGTGTCTCCATAACTAGTTTTTGTTTGTAACTTATATTTTTTAAATATTTTATTTATTTCAATTTCTATATCTTTTTCATCTTCTCCAAGCTCAAATAAAAAGCTGTCATAAGTATATAAAACTATTTTAGTTTTACGCCCTCTCAATAATTTATGAATGTCTATCAGTATATACGTGTTGACAGCACTTTCCACATTTTGTAACATATAGTTAAACAATTTTTGTGGATTCATATTTTCCAACTTGTCTTTATAAAAAAAGTATCCAGATATTGGAACTTCTACCTTGCCTTGCTCTTCAAACTCTTGCCACTTCTCTTTAATGAACTTATTTACTTTTTGAAAAAATTCCAAATGCGCGTACTCTTTAAATACGCCACCATAGAGTTGTTTGAACGTAAGCTCTTTTGCTTCTTTATACGAGACTCCGTATAGGTTTGCGAACGTTTGATGGACGTCTTGCCCATTGAAATCCATGGCAACCAAACGAGCAGCAAGATGAGGATGGTATGCGCTAATATCGAACTCCACAAACCCATACTTCGATATGTAGCTTCTCCTTGAGCCATTTTCTTTATTTAAAGCGGCAAAATTAATGCCATTAAAAGAGTTACTTGGTCTACGAGTTGTTGTAGATAAGTTGTAACTGGTAAATACCCTGTTGTCTTTGACTGAATAAAATTCTTTAGTGGGTTCATAGTATTTATCAAATTCATTTTTGTTTATGTTTATACCATTCTTTTCAATTCCGAAGAAAGCCAATGCTACTTTGTTGTTATAAAAGTCAAAGTATGGGGGCAACTCTTGAGGAATAATACTACGAACTTGTATATAAATATGTTCGTATTTCTCATAGAGTTTAGCTACTGGGATAAGTTTGTTTGGTTTTAGATAATCCGTATTTTGGGAGTAAATGTGTGTATGTACTGCTTGCTCTTCTTGTATATACGTAGGGTTAAGTATGGAAAGGTCGAGCAAGCTTTTGATTGGTAAGTAATATAGTGTTTGTTTTTTATCTCGGACCCATATACGCTCTATACTTTGTAGTAC